TACAAAGCATCTCTACCACGGATAGCTCCTCTAATTTGTGATCCATCGGCCAGTCTTTGTGTACCAGCTGTATTGGTTGCTGTTGGTGTATATGTATTTATATCCTCTTGATCAGAGAATCTAATAAACATATCATCTTGAGTTCCCACATCTCCTATTGTTGTCTCTGTTCCATAAAATACTAAGTGTCTATCAGGTGTTGATACAACCATATGTCTTGATGCAGTTGGTGCACCAGTTATAATTGTTGCTCTATTTGATGTTGCATCTGTTGCTGCAGAATTCCATTCAAAACATGCACTGTCATGTATTAAACAAATAGCTTTGTCACCAAAGTTATCTAGTGACCACATACCTGGTTCTAATACTAAGTCTCCAGATGCAGCTTCACCCCAACCAATAAAAGTAGTTGTGCTAGTAATTGTTGCACCTCCACTATGCGATGCAGCTGTTGTTCCACCCACACCTCTTGTTACACCTGTAAGTTCTCCCGTGGCTGCAATACCTGTATAAGATATTTCTTCACTGTTTATTTGTAAAAAGTTTGTACCTGCAGTTGGAAACTGTGATGAGTCAACCAATATAATACCAGTTGTTGCAGAGCTATTGATACCGTTTTGTAGTGTGGTTGTTGGATTACCAGCGACTGTACCACCCCAAGATCCCAGTGACCAACCAAAACCTTTTGCCTGTACAGCTGGTCCTACTGGATAGTAATGTTGCACTCTGATACCACCTGATGTTGTTGCACCAGATCCTGATTCATTTGATGGCATTGTTATAGTTAGTGTTGTGCTCGTAGGCACAGTTGTAACCATAAATTTTTTATCTTTAAAATCTGCCTCTACAAAGTTTGAATTAGTGATTGATGAAAAATTATCTAATAATATAATATCATTTTCAGATATACTGTGCGGACTAGAAAAAGTTATTGTAACTGTCGGTGATCCGTTGGTCGTGGTGAATGCACTTGTAAGCGTGGTCGTAGATTTAATAGGATGTATGTCATAATACACACCTCCAGAGAAAGCATATAAAATTCTGTTTGTACCTATAATCGCGTATTTTCTAGCTAGACTATTTACAAAATGGTGTAGTCCTCGACCAGCACCTGTAAGATTACTTTCTCCTAATTGTTTCCAACCGCCTATTTTTTCTGGTGTTCCATAACGAAATCTAACATTATCACAATCTACCCACTGACTCTCTGCTCCAGTTTCTGTGACTTGTTTGTTTATACCTGGCTGAAAACCTATTTTTTGTAGCATATAACCTCATTATATTACATATTCCTTATTGGTGGAATACCCAACAACGGTCTTTTATCGAACTTATTTTTTTCGGCAAAAGGTCCGTTTCTGTGGTTATAGTGTAAGAACACTTGTCCACATACTTGCCCTTGAAAAGGCTCTCGCCAATGTTCAAGTTCACAGCCACTATATACTAGCATATCACCCACTTCAAGCAAGACTTTAGTGCCTTTGGGTGCATTGGGCTTATGTATGTTATTACGCTCGTCTATGACGCTGTCAGCCCCCGTGCCGTCGATAAATATGGGCCAGGGATTTCCACCTAAATTTAAAGTAGTAGATATCTCACAGCTAGGTCTATCTTTATGTCTTTTTAACTCATCACCATTTTTATATAGTCTTGCATAAGAATATGTAGGCACTAAATCAAGACCTGTTTCTTTAGCCATTACAGGCAGCATTTTAACTAGTAAAGTTTCCATTACATGATCAGCGTAATGCGAGTATGTGTTAGGTATTTGTTCATCTCGCCAGGTCCCTAACATGCCATTGTCATAAGTTATGTTATTATCATACATAAATTTAACTGCCTCTCGTTTAAGTAAAAAATAATTAAACACAAAGTTTGCTAACTCGTATGATACCGCACCTTTTATTACTTGAAATTTATTGAAAGCCATCTTGTATAAAATTAAAACTAACTGATATTCTTATATCATCTGACTCGTTTGGTTCAACACAATGCCATAACCATGCAGGGAACATAATGACTCTGTTTTCTTTTGGTTCTAAATGAACTTCTCTCCATAAATGTTTTGGTGGTTGTCCTTTTACTCTGATTGGCATATGTGTTTGTATGCCAGGTCTAGGATCATTACATACTAACTTACCACAATTAGGTAATGCTTTTATATAATATACACCACTAAATGTAGCGTTGGGATGAACGTGTGGTTTGTTATAACCACCTTTGTAATTTATATTAGCCCACATATTACCTAGTTTAGGAAATCTGTCTAACCACTCTTCTCTAAATATTTCTTTTTGCATTACAAGTAGTTCATCAACTAATGTTTTAAATTGTGGCATTTGATGCATATGGGTTTCACTGTGCCAACCGTTTACATTTGTTTTTTTTACGCCTGGGTTTTGTTTTGACCACTCAACTATTTCTTTTTCAAAATACTTTGTGTCTAACTGTAAATCTTTGCCGTATATAAACGTTGGAAAAAAAGCTTCTTTAATCATCTAAAAGGTTTGCCTCCAAACCAAACAACCAAAGATTGTCTAACACCACGTGTTACTTGGTTAACTCTATGGTTTAAAAAAGATGCAAAGCAAATAGCATGACCTTGTTTTAATTCTGCAAACTTACCTGGCGCCATAAGTTCTAAGTGTCCACCTTCAAACTCTGATGGATCATTTAATAATAATGTCATGGATATTTTTCTTACAGGCGGCTCATGTTGCATGTTTACATCGCAATCCATATGCCAATCATAAAACCCACCCTCTGGATATTCTGTAAACTGTGCGTTTTCTGTAACTCTAATATCACCAAAACCAAAATGATTCTCGTTACATTTTTGTATAAACTTATCTAGGTTTCTATACATTGGTTGCATTTCTTGAAAAGGTATCCAACTAATTGTTGTGGTTCTTTTCTTTGTATCTACGCCTCCACCTGGTTTACCCATACCAACTTGTGCTTTTTGTGGTGGTTGACGTCTACCACATTCTATAATTTGTCTACATTGTTC